ACGCGGGTCATATTGTGATGCTTCAAGAATGTAAGACTTTATGTGATTATCTTATAGTGGGACTTTTAACAGATCCAACTCTAGATAGACCTGACACGAAAAACAAACCAATTCAATCTATCTTTGAACGATATATTCAAGTTGCTTCTTGTCAATATGTCGATGAAGTGATTCCGTTTGAAAGCGAAAAGGATTTAGAAGATATGATTTTGACTATCAATCCAGATATCAGAATCTGTGGAGAAGAATATAAAAACAAACAACATACTGGAAAGGGGATGTGTAATATTCATTACAATAAAAGAAGACATTCCTTTTCAACAAGTGAACTAAGAGAAAGAGTTAGCAATGGGAAATAATTATACATATGCATCAATCGTTCCACTTATCGGTGGAGAAACTATCGCAATGCAGAATATCTTTGGTAAGAGACCAGAGTATATGTTATCATATAAAGCATTCGGCGCTAATGATTCACAATTGCGGGAATACTATAATAATGAAGTTCCTTATCATGTGATTGATGAAGATCAAACAGCACCTGGCAGTTTAAAAAACGTTGATGTGGTTAATACTGTCTGTCCTTGCGCGGGGCTTTCAATGTTAAATACTCGAGCAAACTCAGATGCTGCAGCAAACAACTGGATGTTTGAATCTGCTGAATATGTCCTTGAAAACATTAAACCCAAAGTCTTTTGGGGAGAGAATGCGCCAGGACTCTATGGGAATATGGGTAAGCCCGTTGTTGAAAAGCTTCGAAAGATCGCTGATAAGTTCGGATATACATTTCTACTCTATAAGACTAAGTCTAAGCTTCATGGTATCGGTCAGATTCGTAATCGTTCATTCTATTTCTTTTGGAAAGATACCGTAACGCCCCTTATGGATTATTACGATAGAGAAATGCAGTCTATTGAAGATATTATCCGTAATGCATATGTTTCGGATGATGATCCAATGAATGCTTTGGTGAATGATAAAAAGCCAAGTGAAGATCCATGGTATCGTTTTGTTCTTGAGCATATCGAAGGCGGAATTAGTCACCCAGAGTTTTATAAGAAACTTGATAAGTCAACTAACCCTATTAGTTATATGGAAAGTGTTCGTGGACTACAAGGTTATATGGAAGCTGCACAGTGGTTCAAAGAAAATGGCTTAGAGAGGGTAGCAGAGAAAGCTGAAAGAATGTATAAGAAACTTAAGAGCGGAGGTAGTATTATGAAACGTGCTACTGAACTTGGTAAAGGATCGACTTCTGCATTTGTTGGTCACTTCGCTACCTTTTTGGCTCACCCAGACGAAGATCGTTATATCTCTATCCGTGAAGCTCTCGCTATTATGAAGATGCCAAGCGATTTCCATCTGCAAGGTGGGCGTAAGAATATCAATATGATTTGTCAAAATGTACCAGTTTGTACTGCACAGGATATGGCTGAAGGTGTCCTTAAATATCTTGAAGGTGCTTCAGAAGTATTAAATACAAATTTCGTTAAACAAAATAATACAAATCGAACAATTGAATATATGGATACACAATCGACTCTTGATAAATTTTTCGATTGACACTCCTCCATAATAATATAGTATATAAATCATGTCACTATTAGATAAATTAAAAAAATCCTCGAAAATTGCGGGAGCATCAGTTCTCGCTGAATCTAAGTTCTTTTCTGAAAAAGAGCAGACGCCAACTGCTGTACCAATGGTAAATGCAGCGTTGTCGGGCTCGATTGATGGTGGACTATCATCTGGTCTTACAGTTCTGGCTGGCCCGTCAAAGCATTTCAAAACATCATTTGCTCTATTGATGGCTGCTTCTTATCTAAAGCAGCACGATGATGCAGTACTGCTTTTCTATGATTCAGAATTTGGTTCGCCTCAATCTTATTTTAAATCCTTTGGGATTAATTTGGAACGAGTGCTACACACACCTGTCACAAATATCGAAGAATTAAAGTTCGATCTTGTACACCAGTTGAATGAGATTGATCGAAAAGATAAAGTAATCGTCATTGTTGATTCCGTTGGTAATATTGCATCTAAGAAAGAACTTGATGATGCAATGAACGAAAAGTCAGTCGCAGATATGACTCGTGCTAAGGCACTTAAGGGTCTCTTTCGTATGGTAACACCTATGTTAACTATGAATGATATTCCCCTGTTGGCAATCAATCACACTTATATGGAACAGGGTATGTTCCCTAAGGCTATCGTATCTGGTGGAACTGGTGTGATGTACTCTGCTGATAATGTATGGATTATCGGTCGTCAACAAGATAAGCAAGGAACCGAGATTCAAGGGTACCACTTTGTTATCAATATTGAGAAGTCTCGATTTGTTAAAGAGAAGTCAAAGATTCCTATCTCTGTTTCGTGGGAAGGTGGCATTGAAAAATGGTCTGGTCTGCTCGATGTAGCATTGGTCACGGGCCATGTTATTAAACCCAAGAATGGTTGGTATCGTGCAGCACATATGGGGGAAGATTCTCCAAGTCTTCGTGCAGCTCAAACAATGACGAGTGATTTCTGGACAGATATTTTCGAAAATACTGATTTTAAGGAAGTAATAGAAAAGAAATATAAGGTTGCTCATACAATAATGATTGAAGATACAGAAGATGTCTAAGCCTCCAAACACTAAATTAGTTGAAAAAGAAGGAGTAGACTTCTATGGGCTTAAGATCACCGAAGGAAAATACAAAGATGTTATTTTTTACATTGGTCAGGTTCGTTTTATAGAAGATAAAGAAAATGATCAATGTACCTTCAAGTATGATTTTAAGGTTGACTCGACACCAGATGAGTATAGTATTGAAGAATTAAATGATGATATAGAGTTTAAAAATACAGTTGGAGATATCCTTATAGAAATTCTAGAAGAAAATGCAGAAGAACCTGAAAAAGCAAATACTGAATAGTTTAATTCATAGTGAGACATATTGCAGAAAAGCATTACCTCATATCAAATCTGAATATTTTGAAAAGGAATATCGTCCAGTATTTGAATTGGTTATCTCTTTTATTAAAAGTTATAATAAGCTACCAACAGTTGCTGCTCTTCAGATTGAACTAAGTAATTCTAAATATACATCTCGTTCTGATCTTAATGATATTACTAACCTTATCACTTCTCTTGAAAAAAAGAGTGAAGTTGATGAAACGTGGTTAGTAAATTCTACTGAAAAATTCTGTAAAGACCGAGCAGTACAGCTCGCGATTATGGAATCAATCGATATTCTAGATGGTAAGAGACAAGATAAAGCAGAAGGTTCTATACCTGAAATTTTATCAAAAGCCCTTGCTATCTCATTTGATACAAACATCGGTCACGACTATATTGAAAATGCTGCAGAACGATATGCCTTCTATCATAAGAAAGAAGACAAGACGCCATTTGATATTGAGATGCTCAACACTATCACAAAGGGTGGAGTCAGCCGAAAGACATTGAATATTATTCTTGCAGGAACTGGCGTCGGCAAAAGTTTGGCCATGTGTCATTTTGCTTCAGCAGCTCTAGCGGAAGGTAAGAATGTTCTTTATATCACACTTGAAATGGCTGAAGAAAAGATTGCTGAACGTATTGATGCAAATCTATTCGATATTGATATCGCTGATATTGAGAATATGCCCAAAGATCTATTTGAATCTAAAGTCGATAAGATCAAGAAAAAGACACAAGGTAAATTGATTGTAAAGGAATATCCAACTGCAACTGCACACGTTGGTCACTTCCGTGCACTGCTTGATGAACTTAAACTAAAGAAAGCATTTAAACCTGATATTATCTTTATTGATTATCTTAATATTGCTGCATCATCTCGTATGAAAGGACTTGGGGGCTCTATCAATACGTATTCTTATGTAAAAGCTATCGCAGAAGAACTTCGAGGACTTGCTGTTGAGTTCAATGTACCAGTCTGGTCCGCAACTCAGGTAACTCGAACAGGATTTGGAAATTCTGATGTTGAGATTACCGATACTTCTGAATCGTTTGGTCTTCCTGCTACAGCTGACTTAATGCTTGCTCTTATTTCAACAGAACAACTTGAGAATATGAATCAACTCATGGTCAAACAGTTAAAGAATCGGTATAATGATCCAACGACCAACAAAAGATTCGTGGTTGGAATCGATCGAGCAAAGATGCGATTATATGATGTTGAAGATTCAGCACAGAGTCTCTCTAGTGAGAGTGGGTCTCAACAAAATACTGATGATGATAAATTCTCCTCGTTAGTTATATGATTATCATTGATGTAGAAGGGGGTCGTAAGGCCCAAAAAGCTTTTGTAAAGGATGCTGGTTTATTCTACATCAAAAGACTAATGCCTAGAATCAAAAACCTCGCTATAACGGTTAAATTGATAAGAGGACTAACAGATAAAGATGGGGTTTGTGGGGATTGTATATGGGAAGATAGAAACCACAAACCCCGCGAGTTCACGATTCGAATAGATTCAAAGGAAAATAAAGAGTTTATTTTGGATACTTTAGCACATGAGATGATTCATGTTAAGCAATATGCACGAGGTGAATTAGTTGATTTGGTAAGAAAACCTAAGATGAGTCGATTTAAGGGTAAGTTAATTCCTTGGGAATCAAAGGATGAACCGTGGGAAAAGGAACCGTGGGAAAAATCTAAAGCATTATATGAAGACTATAAATCTTATAAATAGTCTTAATGGCTACTAACTTAGGATCAGGCGAACTTGCAAAACCAAATTCAAAAACTGGCGAACCTCGCACAGAAATACTTAAGCGTCTGATTAAGAAAAATCAGCCAGTCGAATTGATGACTGGAAAAAAGGTAAAATTTAAAAATACTAAAGATAACCTTTTACTAATAGAAAAGTATATAAAAGATAGAAAAACCTTTTCTTTAGAAGATAGTACTGGAAATTTTTATCCACTCACTAAAATTAAAAAAGGTAAAGAGTTTGGTGGCGATGGAGGTGGTGCCGGTGGTGGTACAGAACAAACAGCTATCCATGAGTCCGCGCAATGTTTGTGGCTAGCTGCTGTATTAGCTAACAAGTCGAAGCCAATCGAATTTTTCACAGATGATGTATTAAAAAAATATGTATCTAAAATAGATATTGATATGCCATTAAAGAAAATATTAGATATTGATTTCACTTGGAAAAAGAGTTCTTACATGTCGGCTCATGCCATCATTAAAGATGGATATGTAAATCAACGAATGAAATTTCATAGAGGTTCGACCTTTATGAAAGAGATATATAAAGCAAAGGATAGAGCATTTAAGAATAGTGGCTTTAGTAAATTTACTGATGATAAATGGAATCCTGGTGATATATGGGCTATCAAAACAAATTTTAACCCAAAAAACTTTGATGACTCTAGTGTTAAAGGTCTTCAGAGAGACATATTAGAAAAATTTGTAAAGAAAGAATGTGTTGGTATCTCTCTTAAAAAAATCGAGAAGAAGGTTATAATTAAAAAAATTAATATTAAACTTCCACCAGATGTCGCTGACTATACGGTGAAAAATTTATTATTAGAAAGTGCTTCAGGAACTTTTTGGTCTTCAAAAGGTGCCACTATAGTCTTTAGTGATGGAAGAATGAATGCCAAAGATAATGCTGCATTTGGTTCTATAAAGGTTGAGATTGAAGGAACAACAGCAAGAGGTGGTGGCGCAGGATGGACGTATATTACGGATGCGGCAAAACAAGTGTTCAATAAAACCTTGCCGAGAACAGGTGTTATCGCTGCAGATGCAAGAGCTATGGCGGCCGGAGACGCAAAGACGATTGATAAATTTTTTAAGATGTATAAAATTTGTTATCCAGGCGGAAAGAAACAAGATTTCGTCACACAACTTTCTGAAAAAGACGCAGCATGGATTCATGCTAAATATGGTGTAACAATGATTATTTCCTTAATTAAAGGAGGCTCAAAAGCAAAAGGCAATAGATATGTAACTAAACTTGTAAATTATGCAGGAAGCGCAACTGAAGATTCTAGCGCATATATAAAAGTATATGAATAAACTCGAAGCAGCACTAAAATTCCATCGTGATAATCAGATTCCTCTGGCACATAATATCTTCCGACCACATTCGGAGAATTATTACAAGTTATTTGAATATGCTAGACAGATGAAAGAATCTGCTCTCGCACCATTGAATGAATTTGATGAATATCTATTGTCAACAGACATTGGTAAGTTTGGAATGTATGAGGGTAAAGAAGTACCACTTGACCATCCATTCATTGATGAGGCTGAATATAAAGGAGATGATGTAGAATTAAATAAACCTAAAAGAGGTGGTAAAAAGAAATTCTATGTCTATGTTAAGAACGAAAAGGGCAATGTGATTAAAGTTCAATTTGGGGATGATACTGGATTATCTGCTAAAATCAATGATCCAGAAGCTAGGAAATCATTCTCAGCAAGACACAACTGCCCGGCAAAGAAAGATAAAACAACGCCAGGATATTGGTCATGCAATCTTCCAAAATATGCATCTGAACTTGGTTTAAAAAATGGTGGAAATTTTTATTGGTAATATGAGTAAACCATACAAAGAAGAAATTAAAAACGGAATCAAGTATAGAGAGTTCGATCACATGGTCGAGACCGATGAACTCGTTTGGCATCGTGACAAAAGAGATAGAAAAGTCACTGTGTTGGAAGGAGAAGGATGGTTCTTTCAGATGGATAACGATATTCCTCGTCCTATGAAAGAAGGAGAAGAGTTTTTTGTACCAAAAGAAGAGTATCACAGAATTTATAAACAAGGAACAACCCCCCTTAAAATTTCAATTAAGGAAACATATATGCAAACATTCAAAGAATTTAATGAGGGTGGTAATACTATCAGTTGGGGAGAAAAAACCAAACTATTTAACCGTTTTTTAGAAATTTATCGAGACACAGTAGAAAACAGGGATAACCCTCAAATAACAGATGCTCAAATGAGCGAAGCGAAAGATATTGTCAAAAAACTTGGCAGAAAATATCAAGAAAGAGTTCGACCTACATTAGTATTCAGAGTTGGTCCAAGATATGATGAAATGGTTGATCTTTATAGGAAGAAAAATACAAAAAATATTAAATTAAATAAACAAGCACCTACTGTACAGGATTTAGCGAATCAAATTGCAGCATTAACAAGAGGAAAGGTCTCTAAACGATCTTCTCCAGTGATGACTACAGGTTTAGGTAGTAGACAAAGAGATGCTAGTCAAATCGTACTCTATAACAATAAACAAGGGCTAGAAAAAGCTAAAGGCTGGCTAGAGAAAAATGGCAAACCTATATCATTTAAGAACTTAGGAACGGTCATACAAGGATATAAAATTGGTAAATATTTAATAGTGCCTAACTTTACTGCTAAAAAAGGCAGTGTTGAGCATTATCTTGAGATAACGACATTTAGTAAAACATCAACCGGGGGTAGATCTTTAAAACTACAATGAAATCATTTAGCACATACATAGAATTCACCGAAGCAAAGGGATCAACCATTGATCAAATTAAAGCAATCATAGCAAATAAGCAACGTGCTAAGGTTGGAGGAAAGATGATCGATCTTCAAACGGCTTCTATCATTGCTCAGATTTACGATAAAGTAAATTCTGCAACAAAAAAGAAAATGGAAAACGAGAAGATTGATAAGCTTCTCAAAATAGCTAGTATGGTTATGAAGAAAGAATCTACAGATATTCACGAAGGATATGCAATCGATCTAAACCCTTGGAAACTATCACACGGAGGTCAATCTCCGAAGGGAAAGGGCACATGGGCTTTTGATTATAAAGTGCCGGTCGATTCTGGGGGAATGATTGGATTACAGCAAGACACATTCCTTTCGAAGGCAATGTCGACATATAAAGATGCCGTAAAACAGTTGACTAAATTCCTCAAGAAAGAATTTAAAGCTAAGCCTAAAAACGTTAAGATCAAACTTGCACCTTAATGTTATCTTTCAAAACATATCTTAGCGAAGGCATTAGACCAAAGTCGATATCGTTCTTTGATATTGATGAAACAGTCTTTAATACCTTTGCTAAAATCATTGTAAGAGATAAGAACACGGGCAAGGAAATCACTCAACTTACGAATCAAGAATTTAACTCTTATAAACTTAAAGATAACGAAGAGTTCGATTTTCAACAATTCGGAGATGCTAAGATTTTTAAAGATACATCAAAAGTGATTGATTCAGTGATGAAGAGAATCAAAGAAGTATTCTCTGATAAAAGTACTATGATTGTATTTTTAACAGCAAGAGCAGACTTTGATTCGAATGCTTTATTTAAAGATACATTCCGTGAATATGGATTGAAAGTAAATGATACACGAATCCGTTTTGAATTGACTGGTAATTTAAAGAGAGGTACGATTCCACAGAAGAAGAAATATGTGATGAAAAAGTTCCTTGATAAATTTAAGCCACAAGAAGTTGCTATTTATGATGATCACATGGATAATGTGAAGATTGTTGATGATATTAAGAATGATTATATTGATATTAATTTTTATAAATACTTAATTAAGAACAATAAAATCATAAAGAAGTAATGTTATCTTTCAAAAAATATCTATCAGAAGCCACTGGTAAAAATACTCATATGGCGCATATCGAGGATAGAGTAATCTATGGCGGTGTCAAAGGTGCTCGTGAGGCTATCTTTGCTTTAAGAGCAATGAGGGATATGCTTGCAGGCAATAGTAATGAGAATTATGATGTCACGGTAAAATGGGATGGAGCACCTGCAGTCTTTGCTGGTATCGATCCAACAGACGGACAATTCTTTGTCGCTAAGAAAGGTATTTTCAATAAAGATCCAAAGGTCTACAAATCAGAAGCCGATGTTCGTGCTGATACATCTGGTGATCTCGCAGAGAAATTAGTAGTTGCCTTTAATGAATTGAAGAAACTCAATATTAAAGGAGTTATTCAAGGTGACATCATGTTCACAAAGGGAGATGTCTCAAAAGAAAAAATCGATGGAGAGGCTTATTATACATTCCAACCCAATACAATCGTTTATGCTGTTCCTGTTAAATCAGATTTAGGTAAAACAATCGCAAAAGCTAAAATTGGTGTAGTATTTCATACAACATACGAAGGTTCTTCGTTTGAAAACATGAAAGCCAAATTCAGTGTTGATATGAATTCTCTTAAAAAGACCCCATCTGTTTGGTTTCAATCAGCGGAATATAGAGATATTACAGGTAAAGCTAAGTTATCAAAGGCCGATACTAAAGAAGTTTCAGATTCTCTTTCAAGAGCCGGAAAGATCTTTCAAAAGATCGCGGGTTCAACACTCCGTCAGATCGAAAATAATCCTGCCCTTGCTCAACAACTCGAAACATTTAATAATACATTAGTGAGAAAAGGAGAAAGAATCGGTAATCCGTCAACTCACGTTAATAATCTTATTACATGGTTTAAAAATAAGTTTGAAAAGGAAAAAGAAAAGAGAAAATCCCCAAAGGGTAAAGAAGGAGTTGATAAGAAAGAACAAGAATTGATGAAATTCTTCTCTCCGTCTAATAAGAAAAACCTTGAACTGATATTTGAACTTCAGAACGCACTTGTAGATGCGAAACTGCTTATTATAAATAAACTAGATAGTGTGAAACAAATGAAAACATTTGTACGTACTAAAAATGGATTCAAGGTTACCGGCTCTGAAGGATTTGTCGCTATCGATAAGACAAGTGACGGTGCTGTTAAGTTAGTCGATAGACTTGAATTTTCTATGAACAATTTCTCGCCTGACGTCGTGAAAGGTTGGCAGAGGTGACCGCAAGAGATATAGAATTATATAATAAATATAAGAAAAAATTTAAACTAATTCGAAATGATTAAGGGATTCAAACAATTTAACGAAGAAAAATCAAAGAGCGTAGTCTTTACCTTTGGTAGATTCAACCCTCCAACGACGGGCCACGAGAAGCTCTTGATTAAAGTTGCATCAATTGCAACTGGCAATGATTATAAGATTTTCGCTTCTCAGTCTTCTGATCCTAAGAAGAATCCTCTCGATTATAAAGAGAAGGTGATGCTAATGCGCAAAATCTTTCCTAAACATGGTAGAAACATTGTTTATGATAAAAAGATCAAGAATGCAATCGATGCTTTGGTATATCTCTATAATGCAGGATACACAAAAGCCACAATGGTTGTTGGAGCAGATAGAATTTCGGATTTCAAAACTCTCTTAAATAAGTATAATGGTGTTAAAGCTCGCCATGGTTTCTATGAATTTCCAGATGGAATCTCTATTGTCTCTGCGGGTGAA